GTCGCTCTTCAGGCCTGCAACGATGTCGGTGTCGGTGCGCGGCTTCTTGGGGGAGTCGTCTTCGACGACCTCGAGCTTGGCCTTCTCTTCTTGCATGGTTGCTCCTACTGGTATTCCTGCCACGTCAGCGCCGCCGCGGCAGTGACCGTGCCGTGGTTGGTGATGGCGAGTGTCAGGTTGGTCGGGTTCGCGCCGGCAATGTCCAGGGTCAGCGCCAGCTTGCCGGTGATATTCGCGACCACGGCGGCGGAGGCTTGGTTGGACGACGGGACGTAGAACATCTGGACGTGGTGCCCGCCAGTGACGGCTGTCGCGGCCACGTCGTATTCCATCGTGGAGTCGGTCTCGACACTGGCGAAGGACGCACCAGTCAGCGTGCCGTCGAAGACGACATGCACCTCGGCCACGCCGTTGCCACTGTTGATGACCTGCAGTGCGCGCTGGATGGTGGCAATCCGGTTCACCTCGCTGGCGTAGGTGGCCTTCGGCCGGATCGACAGGATCGGGACCATCGTCCCGCTGACCGAGGCCGGCGCGCCGCTGCTGATCGAGTGCGGCACGCCGTTGAATAGCTCGACGCCACCTTCCGACATGACGGCCGTGCAGATGTGTCGCAGGGTCGACGCCCCGGTGGGCACGCCAGTCGCCTCGAGTTCATGGCGACAGGGCAGCTGCGCCGTCGTCATGTAGACGGTCGTCTCGATGTTCGCGTGGTTGAACGCGTGAACGTAGGTGAGGATCCCGTCGAGGACGAAGCCAACACGCACGCGGCCGACGCCGAGCCACTGCAGGTCGATCGCCAGGATGTGGGTCGTCTCGATGTCCAGGTTGTCGAACGTGTCGAGGTTCCAGTCGGCCTGCTCGATGCGCGTGTCCACTGCGGTGCCGGTGGCGCTACTCCTAATCACGATGCCAATGCCTGCGCTGGTGACCTCGAGGAAGACGCCGTTCTCCGCGTCGAAGAAGCCGGAGCGCCGCCGCACGTTCGTCGTGTCGCCGCTCGGCTGCATGTTGAACGTCATCAAGACGAACTGCGACTTGCCGGGCTGGTAGCGGATGTATTCGCGCGTCTGCCGGATCGCCTTGTCGCCGCTCGTGGTGACGGTCATCAGCACCGACGCTTGGTCGTAGCTGTGAACGCTCGTCGCTCCTCCGGTCAGATCCTCATACCAGATGTCGTCCTGCTTGTCGTATTTCAGGATCGAGTCGAGCAGCGTGACCGGGTTCGACACACGCAGTCGGTCGAAGGCGTCGATGCTCGCGCTGTCGCCGAGCGTGATCGGCACGTTGCCCGAGGGACCGCCGAGGGCGCGGCCGCGGTTGGTTCCGGCGTGGTCCGAGTCGGGGCTGCCTACCCGTTTCTCCTCGACCTTGGTCACAGCGGGATGCCCCCGGCGTCGATGGGCAGACCAGCGGTGCCACCACCGAGCGCATCGGTGAGCGCGTTCTGCCCGCTAGTGTCGGCCTGCGACAAGTCACGCGCGGAAGCAGCCTGCTCGCGTCCCATCTGGATCTGTGCCTGCGCGGCCTCGGCCTTCGCTCGAGCCTTGCGCAGAGCCGCGACCGTGTCGTCGTCGACCACCATCTCGGTCGGCACTCCGACCATGTTGCTGTAGGTGTCGACCCACTGATCGAAGTTGATCTTGTCGAGCACGTCCGGGCGCACCTGTGCCAGCTGCACGGCGTTGCCCATGAAGCGGTCGATGCTGTTGCTGCCGACGGCGCGCTGCGCCTGGGCGAGGATCGAGACGAACTCGACCGTGATGTCGACGCCCTGGAGCTCCGGCGGCGGCGGCGGGAACAGGCCCTGCTCGAGCATGATCTCGAACGTGTTCTCGATCATCGGCTGCAGGAGCTCGTTGTGCAGGCGCTCGAGCACCGGGCCCAGCGCGAGCAGCTTCTCCTCGTGACGCTCCGCGACCTCGGTCGCCGTCATGCGAGTCTGCGGCCCGGCCAGCGCCAGCATCAGGAACAGGTCGGCGTAGAACGCGCGGTCGATGCGCTGACGCACGTCGACGATGTCGGCGAGCAGGTGGTCGAGCTCGAGGCGCGTCTCGAACGCCGGCCGCACGCCGCCAGCCGGCGTGACCTGATCGAACGGCAACAGCGTGCCCGGATCGTAGTAGCTCAGCCCGCCAGGGAAGAGATCGCTCTCGCGGTCCTTCAGGACCGACGGCACCTGCAGCGGCGGGCGCACCATGTAGTCGATCGCCTGACCCTTGCGCAGCTGCTCTTGCTGCAGCTGTCGCACGTCGCCCAGCGCTTCCATGCCGGGGCTGATGCCGTAGACATCCTGGCCCACGACCTGCCACCGCGGCGCGAGCACCGGGAAGCGGGGGAAGCCGGACTCGCGCAGGATCTTGTCGTTCTCCTGGCTGTTGAGCTCGATGTATGCCGACTTGAATGGCATGTTCTTCGGGCTCGGGTTGCTCGGGTCTCGAGCCTGATCCTCGCGCGGCTCGATGACGTGCAGGATGTCGACCGTCTCCTCGAAGTTGCGGTTGATCCACGAGTCGCGCACCGAGGTGCTGCAGTTCTCGAGGCCGAACTCCTTCACGGTCTCACCGATCGTCTTCTGGAACTCGCGGTAGAGCGCGACGATCTCGCCACGGTAGTTCTTCTGCAGGCAATACTCGCCGCACACCACCGGGTAGTGGTGGATGACGTTCACCGGGTCGGGCAGCATGATCGACACCGACGTGCCGAACACCGCGAGCTCCTCATACATCTGGTGCAGGGTGCGGTAGGTGTTGCTGCGCGCGAACACGCGCTGCATGCGCTCGACCACGTCGTCGAGCCACGCGCGCACCGGGTAGAAGTCGGCGAGGTCGGGGTCTTGCGTCGACAGCTTGAACCACGGCCTGCCGGGGTTGCTCGCGCCAGCCTGCATGCCGGAGCCGAGCGTGCGCACGCCGCGCGTGCCCGTGTTGTCGTAGATCGCGTTGTATTTCGCGCGGCTCGTTCGGTTGCGGTCGCTGGTGAACGAACGGTGCGAGCGTGGCAGCAGGTGGCGCGCGAGGTCGGCGTAGTGGGTGTGCCACGTCGAGCGCTCGGAGCGCAGCGCTTGGTTGCGCGAGATGAATGCCTCGCGCTGCTCTGACGGCTTCGAGAAGTCGTAGAGCATTGGTGGGGTGTGCATCGTCATTACGCGCCACCTACCAGCGAGCTCTTGCCGAGCAGCAGCGAGCCCTTGCCCACGCCGCCGGCACCAGTGAGCAGCGTCGACGCTGGGCCGGTGCTACCAGCTGCTTCCTCCGCGCCAAGGATCGTCGACACGTCGGGCTTCTTCTGGTTGGCCTTCGCCGCCTCCTGCGCCGCGAGCTTCTGCGCGCTCGAGGCAGCGGCGGCCTGCTCTTCGCTGGCCTTCTTCTTCTGGCGCAGCTGCTTGGTCATCGCCTTCTTCTGGACCTCGCCAGTGTAGACGGTGGCTCCGGCTGCGATGACTGCGGCTGCGACGGTTGCGATCGAGAATCCCATCAGATGCTCCGGGTGTAGAAGATGTCCTGCACGCCGTAGCCCATCTTGGGCAGGAGGTTGGCGAGCATCGGTGGCTCCTTCTTCGCGTGCCACGCCATGATGTTGGCGCCGAGCTCGCGAGCCTTGCGCTCGGTCGCGCGGATCAGTCGAGGCCCAGTGCCTCGAGCACGGTTCAGCGTGTCGACGAACAGCACGTCGTTCTGCGCGACGACCAGCTTCTTGTAGTGCAGGTGCGGTCCGATGAAGTTGAGCGAGTAGCCGACGGTCCCCTCACCGCGGCGGGCCATCAGCGTGAACGTGCGGCCGCGCTCCTCGAGCTCGTAGTAGGCGGGCCAGTCCGGGTCGAGCTCCATGAGCACGGTGTCGGTGCAGACCTCTTGCCAGTGCTTGACGAGCAGGCCGTGAGACCTGCGCACGTCGTCGACGGTGCCTAGTTCGATGCGCGTCCGCAGCGCGTTCTGTGTTGATGCCACAGCTGCGGAGGGTAGGCGCGAATCTCAGACATCGCGATAGGGGTCGTATTCCGGGGAATCATTCCGACGACCGCGCGCGCCGAGCTTGTAGGCGCTGCGACGCTTCGGCGTGCTCGCCAGGGCCAGCACCGCAGCGCTGCCGTAGTCTGGCGATCGGCCGAGCTCCTTGACCAGGGTCTTGCGATCGACGGCCTTGATGACGCCACCGCGGAGCTCCCACTTGAACGCACACAGGTCGGCGAGGAGCTCCTGGCTCGGCGGCAGCGCGATGCCCGTGAGCTCGGCGGCGCTCGGCTCGAGCGCTTCACGCATGCGCCAGATGAGCTCGGTGCGCAAGTCGAACAGGCGCATGTGCCCGTCGGCTGCGACGCCTCGAGCAGGGTCGCCGACGTTGAAGCCGATCACCTGCAGGCCCAGCTTCATCAGGTGGCCGTATGGCTCGGCACCCACGCCGAACAGGTCGATGTGGATCACGGCCTCGTCGCGCACAGCTGACGCGATGTAGCCGGCGACGGTCGGCCCGTCGATGCACAGCCGCCCCTCGTAGATGATTGCCTCGCCGAACCACCAGCCGTGCCGCGGGATCAGCACGGTGTTGTCGCGGCCGCGCATCGCGATGTCAGCGCCGAGCACGTCCATGACCGGGCGCTTCTTCGGCTTCTCCCATCGCGCCATCGCGGCCTCGACCCAGCTGGTCGGGATGCACTGCCACGGGTCGTCCTCGAGGCCGGCAGCGAAGTCGCCCTTGAGCATCTGCGATCGCAGCGGCTCAGGCAGCGCCATCAGCTGGCGCAGGTAGTTCGTCCCCATCAGGAACGGGTTGTCGCTGACCCGGCTCGGGATGAACGTGCGCGACTGCGGCTGCACGATGTCCTCGGGAGCGTAGTCGGCGGGATCGAAGTCGAAGTCGTGCTGCTTGGTCTCCTCGTTGATGACGAAGGGCGATGCGTCGGGCACCTCGAAGTCCTTGCCGTTGACCGTGGCGAACCAGCGGATCTGGCCGGGTGGTGCCGGGTAGTCCTTGTGCTTCTTGTCGAGCCACGGGCCGAAGAACTTGATGACCCACCGCCCCTCGGCGCTGGTCGGCGGGTTGAACGTGAGCAGCGTCAGCGTGTGCTGCTTCGGATCGACCGTGCGCACCCAGCCCATCAGGAACCGCACCTGCGCCTCGAGGAAGTTGGATGCCTCGTCGCACCAGAGGAAGTCCTTCGCGCGGCCCTGGAACTTGGCCTCGTCCCCGAGGTTGGGCACCGAGCCGAACTCCATCACCTCGCACGTCGTCGACGGCCAACGCCACACAGGTGGCTTGCCGCCGAGCCCGTCGCGATCACCTGTGCGGATCTCGGCGACGCGGTCGATCAGCGAGCGGAGCTCGGTGCCTTCGCGGCGGAACACCTGACAGACCTTGTGCTTGGTCAGCGACAGCCCGAGGCCGAGCTCGGTCTTGCCGCCGCCGGCTGCGCCGCCGAACCCGAGCACGTCGACGTGGTCGGCCACGTCGTAGGC